GGGGTGCACGTCGCCCTTGTTGAGCGCGTTCATGATGCCGAGCCCGTACCGGCTGACCGAGGCGGCCCGGATGACGTACTCGCCGCGGGATGCCAGGATGTGCACGTCGTCGGCGGTCGGCCCGGTCCCGGCGGTGATCAGCCCGCCGTGCTGCTTGTAGGCCGCCGCGGGGGCCACGCCGAGCCGCCCGGTGACCGCCTGGGCGACCTGGCTCAGCCGGGTCTGGACGTTGCTGATGGCGTTGTTGGCGGACGTGGTGTCCACGTTCAGCTTGATGGTTTTGCCGGCCGGCAGCTGGTCAATGGCGCCTTTCAGGCCGCCCTTGCCGCCGCCGCCCAGCGCCGTGTAGAGATCGTCGGCCTGTTTCTTGGTCAGCGACATGCCGCTCTTGCCGCCAGACCCGGCCCACGCCTCGAAGTTCGCCTTGGACTTCAGCGCGTCGGACTGCGGGCCGCCCAGGCTGCCCAGTTCCTTGCCCAGGTTGCCGTGCAGCGAGTTCCACAGCTTGTCGGCCCGGTCCTTGGTCAGGCCCAGGCCGTGGGTCGGGTCACCGGCCAGCTTCTCGAACTCCGCCTTGGCACCGGGGGCCTTGGACTTGGCCAGGTCAGACAGGGTAGCGCCGAGGTTTCCATCCAGTTTCTTCCACAGCTCGTCGGCCTTCTTGGTGGTCAGCCCGAGTCCCTGGTTGCCGCTCTGGCCGGCGAACGCCTCGAAGTCCTTCTTGGCCTGCGCGGCGGTGTCGCCGGACTTCTTGACCGCCGGGGTCAGCTTGGGCGAGATCTCGTCCCACAGCTGGGTGGCCTCGTCCTTGGTCAGGTGCAGGGCGCCCAGCGCGAACGACATGAACTGGGTCTTGGCGTCGTTGACGTTACCGGTGGCCAGCAGCAGCGACTGGGCGAGCTCCAGCGCCGAGGTCTTCTGCTGATCGCTGTTGAACTTGCTGTGCATGACCGCGTTGGCGAAGTCGTTCATGGCCTTCTGGCCGCCGCTGGCCATGACGACGGCGCTGGCCATGGCCTGGGTCAGGTTCTGGCCGAGGGCGATCGACAGGTTCTTGACGTCATCGGCCAGGTTGCCGGCCTTAGTCGTCATCGTGGTGACGATGCCCTGCAGGTCGGCCATCCCGGGCTTAGCGTTCTTGACCGACCCGGAGTTCGTGTCGATCCAGTGGGACAGTTCCTTAAACGAGTCGGCGCCCTTGTACCCGCCGCGCTGGGCCAGGGCGTACAGCACATCGGTCATCTGCTGGCTGCCCTGAGCGGCCGGCAGCATCTGGCTCAGCATGTCCTTGGTGGCCTGCTGCAGCAGGTCCATGCCGTGCTGCCCGAGCCCGGCCGCGGCCGACAGCGACGTCAGCGAGTCCATCTGGGTGTTGGCCGCCGAGGCGGTCTGCAGCAAGGTCTGCTGAGCGGCGATCGACGCGTCGTTCAGCCCGGTCATCGTCGCCTTGCCCTGCTGAGCAGAGCCGGCCGCGTTCCGGATGGACTCGCTGACCTTGCCGTTGGCGATGGTCAGGGCCACGGTTCCCTGGGTCGCCCCGCCGAACGCCTCGTTCATCCCGTTGACTTGCTTGGCAAAGCCCAGGAAGTCCGATGACCCGCCGGAGACCAGCTTGAAGAACGCGTCCCAGCCCTGGTTCAGCTCGGAGACCTTGGAGTCCTGCATCTCGGTGGCGAACGTGACCGCGTTGATCGACGCCTGCAGCTGCGTCCCGCCCGCGCCCATCTCCGCGTAGCCCTTGACCAGGTTGTCGACCTTCTGGCTCATTACCGCGAGACTGTCGGTGGACCGGACCCCGGCCAGGTTCATCAGCGTGAGAGCCTGGGTGTAGTTCATCGTGCCGAGCTTCAGCTTGTCCTGGTTGAACATCAGGGCGCCGGTCTCGGCGAACAGGTTCCGGTCCTGGCCTAGCCAGTTGTTGATCTGCTGGTTGAGCAGCGAGATGTTCCGCGCCATCTCGGCCGGCGCGCCCGGGTGCCCGAAGAAATCGTGGAAGGCGTGCCCGAAGTCCATGACGGTGTTCTTCAGGTTCGGCCAGGAGGCCAGCGACTGGGGGATGTCACCGAGGGCCTTGCCGAACGCGCCGGCGGTGGACATCACTTCCGCTGAAATGTTCTGCCAGGTGCCGCCGAAGGTGTGCCAGTTCTGGTTGAACGTCGCGACCCCGCCGCCGGAGTTGATCTCGTTGATCTTGGCGTTCGCCTGGCCGATGGCGTCGCTGATGTCCGTCATCGCCTGCGACGCCTGATCCGAGTTGATCTTCTGGTTCAGGGTGTCGATCAGCTTGGCGACATCCGGGGTTGCCTTGCGGGCCTCGATGGCCATCGCGATGATCGCGGCGGTGGCGAGCAGGAACCAGGTCAGCGGGTTGGCCAGCAGCGCCAGCAGCCCGCGCCCGAAGGCGGCCAGCCCGGCGCCGGCGGTCCGCAGCGCGCCACCCAGGGCGACCAGGCCCTTCTCCGCGATGTTGGCGACGAGCGTGCCGAAGCCCCGCAGGAACCCGAGCGCCCCGCTGAACGCCCGGCCCAGCAAGCTGGTCTCGTTGGCGGCGTTGGCCGCGGCGTCGGCCTCGGTGGCCAGCGCGTCGGCGGCCTGCGTGGCGGTATCCGCAACCGCCCCCTCCGCCACCGCCGTCTCGGCGACGGCTTCCCCGGTCAGCGCGGCGGTCAGCGCGGTGACCGCCCCGGTCTGCTCGGCGATCGCCACGGTCAGCGCTTCGGTGGCCGTGGCATGCGCCTCGGTGGCCGTGGCGGCAGCCGTGCTGGCCGTGCCCTGCTTGACGATCCAGGTGACCGCGCCCACGATCGGGGCGGTCAGCTTGCCGAACACGCCGCCGAGCACCGAGACCCAGACCCACAGCCCGTGGAACATCAGGGTCGCCGTTACGATCGGGCCGGGCAGCTTGGAGAACAGGTTGAGCACTTCGGCGAAGCCCTGGATTATGTCCAGCAGGTAGTGCGCGACCCCGGGATCCTTGGTCAGCAAGTTGTCGATGGCCTGGGCCAGGATGCCGATCGCCTTGCCCATCTGGGACAGGAACCCGACCCCGGATTGCAGCAGGCCGCCTACGTTCTTCTGGCTGTTCGCCCAGATGTCCAGCTTGGCGATCCAGGTGTCGAACAGGTCAACTACCTGGTGAGCCGCCCGGTACAGCGCGTTGGTCTGGCCAGAGGCCAGGTTGAGCGCGCCGCCGAACGCCTCGATCACCTGCGGGGCCAGCGATTTCTGCAGGTTGTCCAGCGCCCCGGCCAGCGTGCCTGCGTCCACGCCGTACGCGGTCATCACGTTCAGCGACGCCTTGGTGTGGTAAGCCAGCTCGTCCACTGCCCGGTAGACCCCGGCGAACCCGGCGCCGAGCGCCAGCAGCGACGTGGTCGCGATGATGATGGCCTCGATCGCGGCGTCCAGCACGATGTGCCAGCCGGCGATGCCGCCGATCATCGCGCCCCAGCCGATCTTCTGGTTGGCTGCGGCGAACCGGCCCAGCCAGCCGGTAAGGGTCGCCCATATCCCGGTGGAGGCCGCCGTGTCAGTGGTCAGCTTCTGCATCCGGGCGTCGATGCCCGCGATCTCGGCCGCTGACCTGGCCAGCCCCACCGGGTCGATGCCGCCCATGCGGACATCGGCCGCCTCCTGTCTCAGCTTGGTGATCAGGCCGATCTCGGCCGCGGTCTGGGCCATCACCTTGTCGATCTGGGCCGAGTTCATCAGCGGGATGTCGCGCGCCTGGGCCTGCAGGCCGGTGAGCTCGGCCTTGGCCACGGCGACCGCGCGCATGAGCGAGAAGTAGTTGGCAACCAGCTCGATCTTGCGGGCCTCGGAGTTGATGAGCTCGATCTCGGCCAGGACGACGTCCAGTTTGGCCCGGACCTCGGCCGTGTCGATGTCGGCTTCCTCGTCGTCCAGCTTGGCCTGCAGCCGGTCTGCCTGGTTCTCCAGCTCGATCAGGTGCAGCGCGGCCCGCTTGGTGTCCAGGTCCACCTGGAACTCCGACGCCTGCCGCTGCAGGGTCTTCAGCTTCGCCTGCGCGTCAAGGACCTTGGCGTCGAATTTCTTGGAGTCCAGGTTCATCGACAGCTGAGTCAGCTGCTGACTGAACGCGCGCAGCTTGACCATGGAGGACGCGATCTTGAGGTCGATCTTGGTCGTATCGACGTCCATCGGCAGGTTCTGCAGGTTCTTGGCCGCGACGGCGACCTTGGCCTTCAGATCGAGGAGCTGGGCGTTCAGCTTCTTATCATCGGCGCTGATCGGGATGGAGGTCAGCGTCTTGGACAGCGCGGACAGCTTGGCCGCGAGCGCGGTGAACGTCGCCTCGGCCTGCCTGGCGTCGGCGGTGAGCGGGATCGACGCCCGCATGCCCGCCAGCGCCGCCTTGATCCCGGCGTCGGCTTCGGGCCGGAACCGGGTGGTGTCCGGGTAGACGACAAATGCCACATCTCCGAGGACCTTGGGCATCAGCCGAACTCGGCTTCCAGGGACTCAAGCCCGGTGGTCATGAACGGGTACCGGTCGTACATCTGCTCGGTGTGCGGCTTGTCGTACTCCAGGAAGATGCCGGTATACATCGCGTTGCCGCCGCCGTACAGGCCGCCGCGGCTGCCGATCACCGGGCCGTGGGTCCGGATCGTGCCCCTGGTCGTGCCCGGCGGCCGGACGGCGGTGCTGGACGGGAACCAGTAGCCGCTGCGCTTAGTGCCCGGCAGGACGTGCACGACCGATTTGGCGACGGCGACGGCCTTCTCGTCCAGGTACATGATGAACACCCCGACCGGCCCGGCCGGGTCGTTCAGCACCTCATAAAGGGCGGCCTCGTCCCACTCGATCTGGCCCGGGATGATTATCGCCATGGCAGGTCGCCCTCCGGGTCGAACTTGCCGTCGCTCGCGACCGGGGCATCCGGGTCCTCGAACGTCATTACCTTCTCACCTGATAGAATCGAGCTATGCCCGCTAGAACGATTCACGGCCTCACCAGGAAGAATGCGGTTGACAGGCAGCTCTACAGTCTTTGGACAAACATGATGCGGCGGTGTTATAACCCGAGTAGCGGGAAGTACCGGTATTACGGTGCCAGGGGCGTCACAGTCTGTGATCGCTGGCATGACGTCAGCCTGTTCGCTGAAGACATCAAGCGCCTGCTCGGACCCAGGCCACCAGGCGCTTCGCTCGATCGCTGGCCGGATCCTGCTGGCAATTACGATCCGGATAACGTTCGCTGGGCCAGCGACGTTGAACAATCGCATAACTCGCGTCGGTACCTTGACGGGCGCAGTTCGCATCCGATGTACCGGAGCTGGTCTATGATCATGTGGCGAAATCCAGGCGCAATGTGCGAACAGTGGCACGAGTTCCCTGCGTTCGCTGGATACGTGGCTGCCGTACTTGGTTTGCGACCGGAAGGTTTGCGTTTCCGCCGGATAGACCCCGCTGGCTTGTTCGAGCCAGGCAACGTTTGTTGGGGCCGCCCGTACGGACGCCCTCGCTAGCATCGGTACGCCTGTCATCTGAACTCCTCGTCGTGCTGCATCCAGGCAGGTAGCCCGTCATCGCCCGACACGGCAACCGGGGCATCCGGATCGTCAAACTTAAGGCCCATCTCCTCCTGGTGGGCGCGCAGCGCCTTCAGGGCCTCCTCGTCCGGGTTGGCCACCATGCCGATCTGGACGTCTAGCTGCTCCAGCTCCTCCTCGCTCTGGCAGCGGTCGGCGAGCGTTGCGTATGCGACATTGCAGGCTTGCCGCGGCGTCAGCGCTTGGAGGCCCGGCGACCCCTGGCGGATGAGCGAGCCATCGACGCGTCCCGCGTGGACTGCCGTCCAGCAGAGGAGGGCGATGGCTGCCCGGTAGGGCGGCCGGCCACGATCTCGATGACCTTGGTTACCACTTCCATGAGCTGGTCCGCGTCCGCCTTGGTCTCGCAGGCGTGGTCCTCGAACGCGCGCCAGTCACCCGGGTCGTATTCCTTGCAGGACAGCTCGTTGCCTCCTCTGCAGTCCTCGCACTTGCCGCATTCCGGGTGGCCGGGGTGAATGCAATCGCGCAGCATGGCGTACAGCGCGCCCAGTGCCCTGGGGTCCTGGACCGCCACGTCGGCGAACGCCGAGAACTTGAGCAACGGCATCAGGCCGATCTTGTCCGCGACCCTGAACCGCTTGCCCATGAACTCGATCGTCCGGTCGGACGTGACCACCTGGCCGGTGACCAGCTCCACCTTGGCGGCGGGCACCGGCTCCATCCCGGACGACGTTGCCTGGATGCCGGCGAGCTCGGCGTCGAAGTCGATGTCCAGCCCGGCTTCCTCGATGTCGGACACGGTCTGCTCCTCTCGTGTGCAGGTGAGGGCAGCTCCCCCGCAGTGGCGCGGGGGCCGTGCGCGACGACGGTTTCTCCCACCAGTGGGAGGGTCCGGTTAGGTACCCGGGAGTCCGTAGGTGGGGTAGCGCTGGATGCGACTGGCAGCGTTCCAGGTGCTCTTGAGTGACACAGCTGCCGTGACTCCACCAGTGATGCTGTAGTCAGGTAGAATGAGCCCGAAGAAATACTGGCCCTGGAGTGCTGCGATGGACGACGGGTACAGGTAGAAGTTGCGTGGTTGGCCGTCTGTGGCTGCGACGTACGTCTGAGCGGTTGCGGTGTCGAAGAATCCCGTGAAGTCGCCCGAGGCGTCCGGGAGTCCTGCGACCCAGATCAGGTTCTGGTCGCCCATAGCCGTGACGTCTACCTTGGCCACAGTGAAGTTCATAGACCAGGCGGACAGGAATGCCATGGGTGCCGCAGTGGGGCTAGCACCGCCTGATGCGTCGATTGAGACGTAAGCGATCCCATTGCGCCCGTGGATGCGCGACACTAGTCGACTCCTCACTATGAGTGATTGGGAGCCGGCTCCGCCATCCGTGCAGGACCCTGGACCGGGGGCAGCTACGGGGCCTCGGCGCTATCAGGAGCCACGATACGCTGGCTGGTTTATGAAGTCCCGTCTACCCTGGTGACATGGGCCGGTCCAGCCCGAGCGATGGCTGCCAGTTCCCGGGTACGCGGGCTTCTACGAGGTCTCCGACCATGGGAACGTCTACAGCCTGCCCCGGGCATCGACCGCGGGCGGCCTGCTCAACGTCGGTGTCAATTCCGCTGGATACCGGATGGCCGGGCTGTCTAAGTACGGCCGGGTCCGGTTCGTCCCGGTCGGCCGCCTGGTGCTGCTCGCCTTCCGCGGGCGCCCCGATCCAGGCCAGCGCGCTAAGCACGGGCCGGGCGGGAAGACCGACGACAGCCTGGCAAACTTGCACTGGGGCTAGGACTAGATACGGAGCCGCTGATGGACAGCGAGGCCGTCCGGGCATCGGCGCTGGCAGCCGCCGCCATAGTTTATGAAGGGCAGGCGGTGCTGCCCGGAGTACTGACCAGCTACGCCGATCAGCTGGTCCCGTGGATCACCCAGCTACCAACCGTCCGGCTGGACTGCACCTTGCAGCTCCTGCCACATATCAGCGTTCACAACCCTAACGGAGGAGCAGTCATGGCCACCGGAACCGCTGGCGTCAGCACCGCTGTCGCGATTACCGCGACGCCCAAGGATGCCTCGGATAACACCAACACCGCCGACAGCATCGGCTACACGATCTCCGACCCGTCCGGCGTGCTCGGTACGCCGACGATCAGCGCCGACACGTTCGCCTGGAATTGCTCGCTGTCCGGCGTCGTAGGCTCGGCAACCGTCACCGCCAGGTCGAACCTGGTCCCCGCCGTGACCGCCTACGTCGCGCAGATCGACATCTCGGCCGGCGCGACCACCCACATCGTCGGCTCGGTAACGATAACCTGATACCGCTCCCAGGGCGCGGAAGCGAGTCGGACGGCCTCACACCCGGCCGGGCGAGCAGGAGGCGCGGCGGAGCCAACGGGGAACCGGGCGGTGACCGCGGGAGAGCGCACCCGCGGGACATCCGCGCAGGCCCTCAGTAGCCGACCCTGGGAGCGTCGTGAACCTGGGCGAGATGCCTCTGGACAGCAAGGAACACGTCCGGGCGCTGGCCATGATCCGGCTGGCCGCCGAGCAGCTGGGCATGTCCTTCACCGAGGACGGGCGGCCCGTCGCCTGATCCTCCCACCGATGGGAGTATCACAGCTTCTCAGCCAGGGTCAGGAACCGCTTCGCGTTGGCCTCGAACGTGCGGTCGGCGATGGCAGACCGGGCCTGGCGCGCGGCCTCCTCCCGTTTCGCGTCGTGAGCTAGCATCCAGCGCAGCTTGTCGCTGGCGTCCTTCGGGTCACCGAAAGTAGGCAGCATCGGGAACACTGCGTCACCTTCGGGTCTCGGGTCGCGGATGAAGGGCAGCTGAACCGCCGCCATCTCCACCTCGCGCGGCCCCATGGCGTACGCCTGGCCGTTCCAGTGCTCGTACGGGCTGGTCTCCCGCCGGTAGAAGTTGATTCCCATCTTCGCGTGCTGGTACAGCCCGATCGCTTGCTCGTTGTCGACGCAGTCGGGCTGCCCGAGCTCGGATCCGACGAACCGGGCCACGGTGGAGGCCGGGTCCAGCTTGCCCCACTCGTTGCCGCCGAGCAGTACGTCGATGCCGTCCAGGTCCATGAGCTCGAAAAACGAGACCCGGCTGGGGAACGCGGTGCCGATGAAGCACAGGTCGCTGGCCAGTTCCGGGTTACGCGGGCCTTGCCGGGGCCGGTGCAACGACGGCCGGTAGGCGTGCGGCATGTACTCGGCGCGCACGTGCTCCCGGAACATCTCTATGTTGACCGGGTCATTGAGCAGCACCAGGTCGGCCATCTGGGCGCGCGTCATCTGCTCGTCGTCCTGATACGGGCTCTCGGTCGTGAGCATGATGATCTTGAAGTTACGCATCCGCATCAGCTGCATGGTCCCGGCGTTCATGTAGAACCCGCTGATGCACAGCACGACGTCCGGCCAGAAGGTCAGCAGCGCGTGGCTGAGCCCTTCCATGGCGGCGTGGAAGATACCATCCTCGGTGAACATGTTCTTCACGATCGGGTGGCCGCTCTCATCAACCTGGTGCGTATCGACCAGCGCGCTGCCGAACGCTACCAACCTGTCATTCATGTTAAAAGGGGCGACGTTGCCCGGGCCGAGCAAGCCGGTCAGCGCCTCCATCCAGCCAGCAAAGACGTCATGCACACTGAAGTCGGGTAAAGGCCCAGGATGAAGAACTAGAACACGCATGGGCTCTGACCACCCCCTTTCGCCGGCTTCCTCGTCCAGGTATCCGGCATCAGTGCGCTCCGCCCTGCAGGTTTAGCCTGGCCCCGAAATAGGTTACGCCAGCATATTCTATTCTGCCGTAGTTCGAGATGGTCATGGGCTCGCACCATTCCGCGGTGCCCATGAGCGTCGGGTCTTTCAGGACCGCAGCCGGGACCGACTCGGTTTCCCCCGGGCCGATGCCCAGGTAGGCGTCCAGCGCGCGCTGGGTGATCTCTACCTGAGCGGAGTCGCTGATGATGAGCAGCACGACCAGAGTGAATCCGGCCGCCTCGTCAATGGTCTGCCCGTAGGTGATGAACGGCGTGCCGGGCACGACCACCGCGCACGGCGGGTTAACGTGGTCCCGGGCCTGCCCGTCGCAGCGCAGCCCGGTGTACTGCGTGATCTGGACGGCCAGCTGGTTGCGAATCGCGGTCATGTCAACTTTGACCACCCCCTGGCGGTTGCTCCTGCTCGCCGGGCCGCAGCCAGCCGGGCGGCGGGTCGGTCACCCAGTCAGCCGGGTCCTTGCCGGCGTTCGGGCAGCCGCCGCCATGCCCGCCGCCGCCGTAGGCGAAGCAGACCGGGCACTCACCGATCTCGGTCATGCTGCCGGACCCGCCCTGGCCGATCTGCCCGATGTCCGGGTCGGTGTACTCATAGACGGTCACGATGGCTGCGCCGACCCCGATGTCCACCGCGTCATCGGTCTTGGCCACGGACATGGCATCGCCCGCCACCGCAGTGTCGGGCAGCGCCTTGCTGCTGCGCCTGCGGGGTGCGGGCAGCTTGTCGCCCGCCGGGCTCACTTCCCGGCGCCCTTGCCGGCCGGCTTGGCGGGCGCCTTCGCGGGCGCCTTTGCCTTGCCCTTGCCGCCGAACGGCGGGGCCTGCTTGCCGCCGAACGGCTTGCCGGCGCCCTGGGCGCTCGCGGGTCCTCCGGTGGTCCCGGTGGTTCCGCTCGCGGCCGGGCCGGTACTGCCGGCGGTCCCGGGCTTGGCGGGCGCCTTCCCCTTGGGCTTGGCTGGTGGCTTGGCTGGTGGCATGGCTC